TCCCACTTTGGATTAAGAGCATGAAGCACATTAGAAAAGGTGGGCATGTGTGCTTTAACATTTCGCCTAAGATGTATGAGGCGGCAGTAGGTTTCGGTATCCCTAAGTGTAATAAGCAAGAACACCTGAAACAACAATTAGGGCAGAAGATGAATAAGAAACAGCAGGACATGATCTACGTCTGGAAAAGATCCTAGACTTCCCTACACGATTCTGGTATACTGTATCAGTAATGGGTAAACCACAGCCCATTTCTTCTAATTGATGTGGGTTTTTATGAGGTCTTTAATTTATGGCTCTTACACTTCGCGAAAAGCTGCTCCGCAGTTTTGATAATCCGGTCTTCAACACGTTCACCAGTAAGCAGGCTGCGGCTCGCTTCCATGTGTCGCCGTCCACTGTCGTTAAGACCGTGAATGCGCTGCGTGTCGAAGGCTATCCAATCTGGCGCAACAAGAAGACGTATGAAGGTCGCACTCTGCGAATCTATCGCATGGGTACCCCTTCGAAGCGATACACTCGCGAGCTTCGCCGTGGCAACCGTGCCGCTGCTATTGCCGCGTTGAACATTCGCTAATAGAAGAAGGTCTAATAAGACTTCAAGAAAGCCCCACGTTCTGTGGGGCTTTCTTCGTTTTGGGGTTTACTTTGTTCACTCAATGATGTAAACTCACCTATATACCTTCGATCATCATTTTACTGAGTGGAGACTTTTATGCAATTAGAAATCAGCGTAGACGAACTGCGGAAGGTAAAGCTTTTCGTCGCGACACCGATGTACGGTGGAATGTGCCACGGCATGTATGCGAAATCTGCCTTAGACCTACAGGCATGTTGCGCACAGTACGGGATCGAATGTAAGTTCTCATTCATCTTCAACGAATCTCTAATCACACGCGCAAGAAACTATCTGGTAGACGAATTCCTTCGCTCCGGTTTCACGCATCTTCTGTTCATCGACGCTGACATTCACTATGATCCGCGTGACGTGATCGCACTGGTCGCACTCAAGAAGGATGTGGTCGGTGGACCGTATCCGAAGAAGAGCATCAAGTGGGGCGCAGTCGCAGAAGCCCTCAAGAAGAATCCTAACATCAAGCCGGAAGAGCTAGAGAAAGTCGCGGGTGACTTTGTGTTCAATCCCGTTCCCGGTACTGAGAAGTTTGGTATCGGTGATCCTATCTCCGTTCTGGAAATCGGCACCGGCTACATGCTAGTCAAGCGCGAAGTCTTCGACAAGCTGAAAGAGGCGTTTCCCGGTATCGAATACAAGCCGGATCATGTCGGTCAGCCTAACTTCGATGGTAGCCGCATGATTCATGCGTACTTCGACACTGTGATCGACACGAAGGAATCCTACACTGGTGGCGGTACGATGCGCTACCTGTCGGAAGACTACATGTTCTGTCAGTTGTGGCGCAAGATCGGCGGCGAGATTTACCTCTGCCCATGGATGAAGACACACCACATTGGCACGTATGCCTTTACGGGTGACATGGCAGCAGTCGCGAACTACGTCGGAACACTCTGACATGATTATCGGTCTGGTTGGGTTTATTGGTTCTGGTAAAGGAACGGTAGCCGACATTCTTGTTCGCAAGCACGGCTTCCATAAAGAGTCCTTTGCCAATGCGGTGAAAGACGCTGTGGCTCCCATCTTCGGATGGGATCGCACAATGTTGGAAGGTGACACTCCCGAGTCCCGGCAGTGGCGGGAGACTCCGGATCCATGGTGGTCGGAAAAGTTGGGGCGCGAGTTCTCCCCTCGGTTGGCGCTTCAACTCATGGGTACGGAGTCTGGTCGCAACGTCTTTCACCGTGACGTTTGGGTTCTGTCGTTCATTCGACGCACGGATCCCGCAAAGCATTACGTCCTCGCTGACGTTAGATTCCCAAATGAAATTGACTTGATCCGCGATAGCGGCGGCAAGGTCATTCGCGTCAAGCGAGGACCGGAGCCTGATTGGTATGACACTGCGGAAGCGTACAACGTCATGACCAATTGGGACGGTTCGATTCAGCAGATGAAAAAGCACCCTAATGTCCATTACAGTGAGTGGGCGTGGATCGGCAAGAAGTTCGATGAAGAGGTTTCTAATTCAACTTCTCTTGAAGATCTTGAAAAGAAGGTTGTTAAACTGATCAGGGTGTGATACACTATACACACGTTTTGGAGTTACTATGAAGCTAAGTGAACTGACCATTGAAATCCTCAAGAATTTTGCGACTCTAAATCAGTCGCTACAGTTTCGGAAGGGAAGCGAACTCGCGACCATTACAACAGGAAAGACTATCCTCGCAACAGCAAGAGTGGTAGAGTCCTTCCCTTTCGATTTCGCCATCTATGACCTGAACAAGCTACTCGCCAAGCTCTCCCTGTATCGGGACGCTGAGATTGAGTTTGAGCAAGATCGGGTTGTAATCAAGAGCGGTGACGGGCGGCGCACCGACTACATCATCTACTCTTCTCCTAAAGTCATTACTGCGCCGCCCGACAAGAAACTCACTCTGGACGATCCTGAGTATGAGTTTGAACTGACTGCCGAAGACCTCTTGTGGCAGCGTAAGAGCGCCGGTATCTCCGGTTCACCGTACATGGTCTTTCATGGTGACGGTAAGCAAGTCTTCATTCGCTCCACCGACGTTAAGGATGGTTCTTCTGACTTGTCATCTACCGTGATTGGCAAGACTAAGGGCAAGTTCACCTACGTCATCAAGATCGAAAACTGGAAGTTCCTCGACGGCGCATATCGCGTCAAGCTAAAGAAAGGTCTGTCCAAGTTCGAACACACCGAGAAGCCCGTTGAATACTACGTGGCAATCGAAGACTCACTCTCTAGTTACTAATATGTCAAGAGCATCCATACCCCGCAATGACGTGGCTATTATAGCCATCATCCTTCTAATCCTTATCCTGATATTCTGAGGTTGCTATGGCTAATTTTTCACCCACACAGAAGATACAGATCAAGCAGTGTCTTCAAGAGATTTCAAATTCCCTCACGCGCATGGAAGCAGAACGTGAGAACATCCGCGAGATTGTGAACAAGTGCGCCACTGAGTTCGAAATGAACAAGCGCATCACTCGCAAGCTAGCTCGCATCTTCCACAAGCGCAGCATCGAAGAGGAACGCGCAGAGCAGGAAGAAATCAACAACACCTACGATGCGGTGGTGAAGTGACATGCCGTATGAATACTCTCCAAACGCTATCTACTCAGAATCCGCATATCAGGAACATCTTCAAATGAAGAACTCTTATCCTCCGGAACAGGCGTGCGAAGCTTCGCAGGAACCATTCACCAATCAGTTGACCAAACGGCTCTCTGAGGCTGAGAAGTTCATTGCCGAATTGATTCACCGCACAAGCAAGGTATCCGACAAGTTGTTTGGTCCGGAGCCACAGGTTGCCAAGTTGGGCGACGAGCGGTACAATGACGCGAAGGTTCCCATTCAGCGGTCCATGATGGATCAATTGATGGTTCAGACTAATCAGGTTAATCGACGGTTGAGTGAACTGTCTGACATTGTTCGCCGTCTTGAAGCACTATAACGGCTCCCTAGGTTAAGTGGGGTTAAGAGTGTCCTCTCATGAAGAACCGGCGTGACGACACTCCCGTTATCAACGACTATACCTATCATGTATTTGAAGAGATAGAGAAACGTGGACTCCAATTCGCAATCCCTCCCGCATGGCGACCTCTCTACCGCGCATTCCTCAAAGAACGAAAGCGCCGACAAACCAACCCATTTTGGGGAATCGTCGGAGCATTCCGAGAATTTGCGAATAGGTCCGACTCCACACGTTATTCTCAGGACTTCGGAGATAAGAATTCAGCGTCTAGAGAAGAAAGTCCGAAAGCTAATAACACAACGCGACCACTGGAAGAGTGAGTACGATGCTCTTGAGAGAATCGTTCGCATCTATCCGTATATGCGTGAAGATCATACACGATATGAAGAGCGCGTTGACATGCGCCGCCGCCTCAACGAATACAACATTATGGTTCCGTTACTGGTAAGTGAGAATGAAAGACTCAAAGCGCAAGTTGAAGCCCTCCAAAAGATCGCAGATGCTTACCAGTTCCCACACTAAGACTTGTCACAGTCGCACAGCCTATGGTATAATGAGGCGTGGTAAGGTGGTTGGTGGGCTAGCTAATCCAGAACTGTTTTCCTTAGCAGATGCGCAGGAATGGATTCGTGATGTTCCTAAGAACACTAAGATCGTGAAAATTCGTGTGACCCATGAGGTCATTGCGGAGGTTATAGTATGAGTTCATTATGGGTTGAGAAGTATCGTCCGCAGACTATCGAAGAGTGCGCTCTTCCTGATCGTCTGAAAAACGTCTTTCAGGAGTTCGTCAATAAGGGTGAGTTCCCGCACCTGATTCTTGCCGGTACCGCAGGCACCGGCAAGACTACCGTGGCAAAGGCACTCTGCGAACAGTTGGGCATGGACTACCTGTTCCTGAATGGTTCCGACGAATCGGGCATCGACACCTTCCGCATGAAGATCAAAGGCTACGCATCGTCCATGTCTCTCATGGGCGCGAAGAAAGCCATCATCATTGACGAAGCCGACTACCTGAATGCTAACTCCATTCAGCCTGCGTTGCGCTCCGCACTGGAAGAGTTCGAAGACAACTGCCGTTTCATCTTCACTTGTAACTACAAGAATCGTCTGATTGAACCGCTTCACTCGCGTTGTACGGTTGTCGATTACCAGTTGAAGCCAGAAGAGAAGCCGAAGATGGCGCGTGACTTCATGCGCCGCGTGGAGTTCATTCTCAAGCAGGAAGCCGTTGCGTACAGCGCAAAGGTGCTTGCTGAGTTCATCATGAAGCACTTTCCTGACTTCCGGCGCACGATCAACGAGCTACAGACCTACTCTGTATCGCATGGCAATTCGGTGGACGAGGGCATTCTCTCTATCACTAAGGACGTGACGCTGACGGAATTGGTTCGCGCCTTGAAGGATCGCAACTTCCGCGATATGCGGCAGTGGGTGGCTCAGAACGGAAACGAAGATGCGACTCGTCTGTACCGTAAGATCTATGACCACCTGTACGAGATTCTCAAGAAGGAATCCATTCCGCCTGCGGTCATCATTCTTGCGAAGTACCAGTATCAGGCGGCATTCGTCGCGGATCAGGAATTGAACCTGACGGCGTGCCTCACGGAACTCATGGCGGATTGTGAGTTTGCGTAATGCCGCGTAAGGTATCTGTTCCCAAGCATCTTAAGCCAGAGTACAAGGACGAAGAATTTTGGCTTCCTATGCGGCGTTGGGGCATTACCATTGATAGATACACGGTGTCCAACCATGGTCGAATCATGGATAACAAGAGCGGAAGATTCGTACCTCAAGGTGCTAGGCTGCGTGGTCAGGGTGAAAGGTACAAGGATTATACGGTTGCCCTTTATGTGCCGCATGGCATCTTCGACACGTTCAACAACGGCTACAAGTATAAGCAAGCCGCGAGTGGAATGGATAAGATAACGATAGCCGCGCACCGTCTTGTGCTAGAAACTTTTCAACCTTTAGAGATACACTATCGGGCGCATCTAAGACCAGAAATGGCAGACGATCTTGAGAAGATCATTCAGGTATTATCTCCTGAAAGACTTCAAGTGTGGATGAACGAAACGTTCGTAGTGGATCACCGCAATTCGAATGTCTTCGACAACCATGTTAACAACTTGCGATGGGTTACTTCATCTGACAACCAACCACACCGCAAAGCACACGCATTGAATTTGGAGATTGATTCTCATGGCAGACCTGTTCAAAGAGATACTACCGTCCATTCTCACGTCGAAAGTACCCTGCCTCTATACTGAGCAGGACGAGCGGCAGTATCCCGCGTTCGTGGTGAACCGCGCCTTGTCGCAGTTTCCGGACACGGTATTCTTTGCCAATGCCATCAACTACTACCCTAATCTGGATAACAAACTCAAATACGACTTTCTGCTAAATACTGTTAAGCCTTATCGTCGCCCGTTCTCTAAGTGGGCGAAGAGGGTCGAGACAGTTGATTTGGCAGTTGTAAAAGAATACTATGGTTATTCCGATGCGAAGGCAATGGAAGCCCTCTCTATTCTCACCCCTGCTCAGATTAACTCAATGAAACGAGAATTAGAAAAAGGTGAGTAATTATGAGCATCGAAAAGCTTGTTGAAGTCCTTCTCGCTGAGAAGAATGACTTCCTTAAAGTCCGTGAAACCCTGAC